CCCGTTGATAAAAATAATCACTTGATTGATGCGGTGCGATATGCTACTTACTCAATAATGAGCAGACCAAACTTCGGCAAATATGCGGTGTCATAAAGTAAAGGCAAATATATAATTTGTTTGTATCAAAGTAAGGTTAAAACTATACAATTATGCAATCCAACCGCAAAACTGTACTACATATACAACCGATATATAACCGACATTTATACGATATTGAAAAAAAGTTAATTAAAATGTTTGTTAATCCAAAAAAAGCTATACCTTTATAGGGGACAAAAACAACACTAATTAATAATAAAAACACTCATTAATAACAATAACATAGGTTAACGCCTATAAAAACAAACAAGATGGCAGATATTACAATGTGTGAAGGTAAGGGGTGCAAAAGCAAAAACACTTGTTACAGGTACAAAGCTGAACCAAATACTTTTCGACAAGCGTATTTTATAGAATCCCCGATTAAGGATTCGGGTTGTGAATACTATTGGAACTTTGAATCAAAAAAATTACCAGAAAAAGAAATTGACAAATTTGGCTTTTGCCAGTCGTTATAACTAAGAACAAACTAATAATTGGCAGTAAATTAATTTTGTTGCCGATTATTTGTTTTAATACTTTCTAAAATATTAAGGGTTTGTTTATATATTAGTATGGAAGTAAAAATACAGATACCAACAACCCTAAACGAAATCACATTAGGACAGTACCAAGAGTTTTCAAAATTAGATTCTAAAAAGGAATCCGATGTTCTTTTGAAAATGGTTGAGATATTCTGCAAAGTGCCTATTGAGGTTGTTCGGTCAATGAAAGCAAATGACATCAAAGATATTTGCGAAGTCATTAATACAATGTTTGACGTAGAACACCAGTTGATAAATAGGTTTCAGTTAGGTGGTCAAGACTTTGGTTTTATACCAGACTTAGAAAATATAAGCTTTGGTGAATATGTGGATTTAGATACCTTTATAGGTGACACGGATAACCTTCACAGAGCGATGAATGTTTTATTTAGACCGATTGATTTAAAACAAGGCGCACGTTATACACTAAAAGATTACGATCCAGATTCAAACGAAGCTGCTAAGGATTATCCCTTGGACGCTTGTTTTGGTGCGATGGTTTTTTTTTACGCTTTAGGGAAGGACTTGTCGATAGCTATGCTGAACTCTTCGAGCAAACAGAACGAGGACAATTTAGCGCAATATCTGGGTTCACTTCCAAATGGGGATGGTACAATTCAATCTATGCAATCGCTGACGGAGATATTACAAGATTTGAAGATATCACTAAATTAAACGTTCACGAATGTTTGACATACTTAACCTACACAAAAGAGAAAAACGAAATTGAGTCAAGAAATATAAAAAGTAAATTTAATTAAATGGCAAAAACAGGAGTAAGAGGTTTTTATTTATTAACCCAAGCAATCAAAGATCAATTACTAGCGGACGTAAATGTTAACACCGTTACAGAAGGTGATTTGTTCGACGTTGATTTATCGAAGCAATCAATATTTCCTTTGTCGCATTTAATAGTGAACACCGTAGCGGCTCAAGAAAGTGTATTGAGGTTTAACATTTCTGTTTTATCAATGGATATAGTAGATGAAAGTAAAGAACCAACCACAGATATATTTATAGGAAACAATAATGAGCAGGACGTTTTAAATACACAACTAGCGGTCTTAAATAAGTTAGTACAAGTTTTAAGGCGTGGCGATTTATATAATGATAAATACCAATTAACTGGTGATGCAAATTTAGAGCCGTTTGTTGATAGGTTTGAAAATAAGGTAGCAGGATGGACGGCAACTTTTGATGTGTTTGTAAACAACGACATTGAAATATGCTAGCAGATAAAGCCTTACAAGAAGAACTTAATAAGTTCGCTAAATACGTTATTCAACAATCAAGAAGCAACTTAACAAAAGGGAGTCCTGATTATGGTACATATAACGATACTAAGGGGCTTTATAATAGTTTAAAGGGTAATGTATCGGTAAATAAAAAAGGAGCTAACCTAAGCTTTGAAATGGCTGATTACGGTAAGTTTAAAGATAAAGGTGTTCGTGGTAAATCGTCAAGTTCAAAAGCTCCTAATAGTCCTTTTAGGTTTGGTAGTGGAACTGGAAGGAAAGGTGGTTTGACCGAGGCAATGGAAGGTTATGTTAAAAGACGTAAAATACAATTCAGAGATAAAAAGACAGGCAAGTTTTTAACTTATAAAAGTACTGCATTTTTAATTGCTAGGAGCATATATCAAAAGGGGACAAAGGCAAGTTTGTTTTTTACCAAACCATTTGAAGCAGCATTTAAAAGATTACCAGATGAATTATTACAAGCATATTCAATAGGACTAGAAAAAGATTTAATAAAATTAACACAAAAATAAAATGGCAAATCAAATAAACTGGGGCGAAATATATTGTTATTCAAATTGGGGGGATGAAGCAAATAAAAAATCAGTTCCAGAATTTCCTGCAACTTGCAACCCCGTTGTAGAAGATGGCGTTTGTGGTGTTGTATATCAATGGGATGATTTAAACCCTTCATTTCCAAAAGTATTTAATATTTCAATAAATCAAGCAGGGGAATCATACATAGACTTTGAGGCTTATAACAGACCTACTAAATTTGTTGTTGTTCAAAGCGGGGTTACCTTGGTAGATACAGGATATAGATCAAGTTCTCCTTCTACTTGGCAGTCACAACTAGATTCATATTTAAGTGAAAGGGGATTACCATTAGAAACAATTACACAACCATCAAGCAATATTATAGACTTTCACGTAAATAGAGATATTTTAGTTTACGTATATGCACCTTTAGAAAAACAAGGGTTTTCTGGTTGGGAATTTAAAATACGTTGTACTTGATAAAAAAATAAATTATGGCAAAAATTAATGTAAGAAGTCCTTTTTATGTAAACTTGACCGCTACTAGATTAACCTCGGTTGATATGGAGTTATGGATTTACACGGGTACACAGACAACTGATAGAACTTCTAGTAATGGATCATTTTTTCAATTAACCTCAACTGCCGTTTCTGATAACTGTACTTTTGAGATTTCAGAAATAGCAAAGGATTTTATTCAACAAAACTTTACAGGCGATTATTACAATAATAATGTTTGGATTGATTATAGAACTAGAAACTATATTGGGGGTGTTGCTCAGTCTTTCACAAGTTGGTCAAGTTATAGGGGGTTTTATGGTTATGGATATTTTCAAGATGGGGCAAACCCTTCTTTAGAGTTGGGGTGGCTTCAATCAAACTTAACTATTTTAAAGTCTCCAACTGAACCGCTTAAAATACCAGTTGACACAGAGCTTGTTGAAAATGTTTCTTTTTACGAAGATAACGAACTTGTTTATTCTCACGATGTTACATCAAGTGTGGAATCAGATCAACAAATTGAATACATTCAAAGTGATGGAGCTTCTTTTATAGACCTTGAAAGCCGTGTTGTAGCTGATGGAGGTGTATATCAAAGTAGCTATTGTATTAGTTCTTTTGAAAATGGGAGCAATTTTGATGCAGATACGGTTTATATAAATTCTATATCAGGAGATGTTACAGTTGTTAAAATTAAAAACATTGAGGAATGTAAATATGAACCAATGAAATTAACCTTTGAGAATAGGTTTGGGGCGTTGCAAGATTTATGGTTCTTTAAAAGAACAAACAAAAAATTGTCAACTAAAAAAGAAGTATTTAAAAGGAATATAATTGTAAACGGGGCTTATAATGTAAGTAACCATCAGGCAAAGGTATTAACTAAAAACGGTTCTGAAAAATTATCTTTAAACACAGGTTTTTATCCAGAAATATACAACGATATTTTCAAAGAAGTTCAACTAAGTGAAGATGTTTGGATCACTATAAACAATCAAGTTTTACCAATTAATGTTGAGTCAAGCGGTGTCGAATATAAAACACAATTAAATGACAAATTAATAAATTATACAGTTGATGTAAGTTTCGCTTTTGATACAATTAATAATATCCGATAGATGCAAATAATTGAATTATATATGAAAGGTAGTACCAGAATAAGCGGTATTACTACAAGTACAAATACAGGCGCATTGACTATAACTGATTCAAGTGCGTTGTTTAACGCTTCTGTAAAGATAGGGGATATATTCACTTCTACAACGGTTAATCAATCGGCTAAGGTCACCTCAGTAATAAATGACACTACTTTACAACTAGACGCTGATGTTATAAATGGTGTTGACGATTACACAATATCAAGTGATTATATTCGGGTTGATTTATTTGAAGATGAAAGCGTCTCTATAACTGATAGTATTTTAAACATTAGAGATATAAAGAAAATATTCAGTCCATTTTCTCAGCAGTTTAATTTGCCTGCTTCTAAAAACAATAATAAAATATTTAGACATTACGAAAATTCAGATATTGAAAATAGTTTTGATGCAAGATATAGAACCGATGCGATAATTAAATTAAATGGTGTTGATTATAAAAAAGGAAAAATACTATTTAAAAGTGTATCATTAAAAGACAATTCACCACACGCATACAAGGTTGTATTTTATGGGGAAACAGTTGAGTTAAAAGAAATATTAGGAGAGGATGAATTATCAAGTTTAGAAACCCTTACACAATTTGATTTTGATTATGACTTAAATACTGTTGCGGGGAAATTTGATAATGAGACAGGAGGCGGTGGTGGAAGTGATGTTATATTTCCAAATATTCATCATAGCGCAAATATGCGTTTTACTAATAACGGTTATAGAGACAACATCACGGGGGATAGACTTAAATTCACAGATTTAAAGCCTGCTATAAAAGTACAGAGAATAATTGAAGCGATATCAGAAGAATATCCAAGACTTAAGTTTGAAAACGGATTCTTTAATAGTCAAAACTTTTCAAGCCTTTATTTGTGGCTTCACAGGGAAAAAGGGTATATGAGTAATGCTGAAGAAGGTGGTGGAATTAAAAGAATATACAATAGGTTTTATCGAAGTCCGGGGATGCTTAACAAGGATAGAGACTGGGATAAAATCTCAGGAACAGAACAAAGAAAATTAAAATCAACAAGCGCAAATGGGTGGAAACAGAGGTATGACCTTTATTTAGATGTTACTGTCTCAGACCCGAATGTTTCTTACAATATAATATTACTTAACAATAAAACCAATGCGGAACTCATACGGTTTGATGGTCAACAAGGGGATAAAACAAACTTAAAATATGAAGTTGATTTTGATGCTTTAGGGGTTCAGGAGTTGGATATAATGTTTATATATGAGTCTGAAAATACTTTAAATATACAACAAAATTTATTAGTTAATAGATATGAATTTTATATTTGGAAATTCGTTTTTAGGGATTCTTGCGAATATGAAACAGATGTTAAAGCTCTTGATAATAGTATCGTAGTACCATCTCAGATGCCTAAAATGAAAATTATAGATTTCTTGAGTAATTTATTTAAACTATTTAATCTTGTAGTTTATAAAGAGGGAAATAATATTGTAGTATCAACACCTATTTATTGGCAGCAATCAGGGAATAATTTATTTGATATTACAAAATATGTTGATATGAGTTCAGCAACGGTTGAGCGGTTGTTTCAATATAAGAATATGGTATTTGATTATAAAAGTAAAAAAAGCTTTTTAGTTCAATACTCTGATGATATACAAGGGAATAAATTCTCACAAGAAAGTTATGGAAATGCTGAATGGGATGGCGGAGATTACATAGTTGAGGTTGATTTTGAGAAAATGATGTACGAAAGATTAAACAATGAAGATACAGGAGTTTTATCTTCGTTTGGTCAGGGTGCAATGTTAGATAAAGATTTTAAACCAACAATAGGAAAGCCTTTATTGTTTTATGTTCAGGTTCAAGATGCTGATAACCCATTAGAAATAACTGATGAAAGCGGTTCAAATGCAATATCTGTAAACCAATACAATAGACCAACACAATTAGCCCCATTCACATTTCAGGATTTCTCTAATAGAACATCTTTAAATTTTGGTGTTGAAGCCGATGAATATTTGCAAGCGGTTCAAGGTACTGGAAAGAATTTATTTTCAGAAGGATATTTGAATTATGTTCAAACCGCATTTGATAAACAAAGTAGGCTCTTAAAAGTGACCGCACATTTACCTTTGGGAATTGTAAACACTTATAAAATGAATGATACTTTTGTAATAAACAACAAACCATATATTTTAAATAAAATAAAAACCAACTTACTTACTAACAAATCAGAGTTAGAACTTTATACAGAAAGACCTATTAATTCACAAGACAGTCAAAGGAATGTAAATCCAACCGTTGCACAAGTTGAAGATCTTAGGGTGTCTAATATAACAAACGGATCAATAACAATTGATTTCACAGGGGTTGATGGTGGTGTTGAAGAAACAGGAGAATATTATGTGAGAGTTGACGATTCGGATTATCTGACAATCGGTAACGTTTCAACTGGTCAAGCGGTGTCGCCGGTTTTAGGAAATTTAGTTGGCAAAACATTTAATGCAAATACTTTTTATCAAATACGAGTATCAAAGGTGTATGACGATGGGGGAACGGTTTACGAGTCAACACCTTCAATGGTGGCAGCGCAAACATTAATTTAAAAAAAGTTATGATAAAATTAATAATTGAGAATTTAAAGTATGCAAATGGTGAGACTGAAAACCTTAGAATCGCAAAAGGCAAATACAAATTACCTACCACTTTTAAGGAAGGATACAAAGCACTTAAACAAGAAATAAAATGGTCATAGAAAAAACAATTACTTTAAAAGCCGACACTAAAGGTGCAGTCAAAGGAATTGAAGCGGTTAATTCTGGTTTAGTTGATTTAGGTTCTGCAACGGTTGACGTTGAAAAAGGAACTGAATCAGCATCAAAAGGTTTTAAGGGACTTGGTACTGCAATGAAAGCAGCAGGGATTGGCTTGGTAATAGCAGGAATTTCAAAACTAGGTGAAGTTTTTAGTCAAAATCAGAAGTTTGCAGATTTCTTTAACACTACATTTGAAGCGATTAGTATTGTCTTTAATGACTTTGTGAGTTTTGTAGCTGATAATACAAGCGGAGTTGTTGATTCTTTTAAGTCTATATTTGAAAACCCTGCCGAAGCGATTAAAGGATTAGGAGAAAGTATTTATAATGGTGTTGTAGTAAGGTTTGAGCAGCTAGTTGAGGTTTTAGGATTGGCGGGCAAAGCAATTGGGCAACTTGTAAAGGGAGAATTTAGCGATGCATTTGATACTATAAAAGAAGCAGGCAAACAAACCGTTGATGTGTTCACAGGGGTTGATGATAGTTTTGAAAGCGTAGCTGAAACAGTTAGCAATTATGCAAAAGAAACTTTAGAAGCAGCTAAGAACAACGTTGAGTTAGCCAATAACGCACAATTAGCAGCAGCACGACAAAGCTTATTAGTTGAGAAATACGATAGACAGGCGGAACAACTTAGGCAAATTAGAGACGAAGAAAGAAACTCAATTACAGATCGTAAAAAAGCAAATGACGATTTATTAGAGGTTTTAGAAAGTCAAGAGAAAGCAATGCTTTTGACGGCTGATGCACAATTAGCCTCAGCTCAAGCAGATGCCGCTAAAAATAACTCTATTGAAAATCAAGTAGCTGTTACGGAAGCCTTAGCAAATCGCTTAGGTGTTTTAGCACAAGTTGAGGGATTACGTTCTGAGCAGAAAGCAAACGACTTGGCTTTAGATAGGGAATTAATAGAACTTACAAATTCAAAATTAGAAAGCGAGAGCAATTTATCAATAGAACGCCAAAGGTTTAATGCGGAACAAATAGATGATGAATTAGCTAAACTGGAGGCTTTAAAGCAAATAGATTTACTGTATGCAGAAAAAGAAACTGCAAGACTTCAATTAATTGTTGAAAGTGCAAATGCGGAAACACAAGCTAAAATAGATGCTCAAATTGCTCTGGATGATTTTATGGAACAATCTAGGCAAACAAATATTGAGAATAACAAAGCGATTGCTGAACAAGAAAAAGTTATATCGGATGCTAATACACAAGTATCAAATTTAGAAGCCAAAACAAAAGAAGATAATTTAGCAAAAGTGGGCGATGCTTTGGGGTCATTTGCTGAACTTGCAGGAAAAGAAACCGCAGCAGGAAAAGCCTTAGCAATATCGCAGGCTTTAATTAGCACTTATCAAGGCGCACAAAGTTCTTACGCATCGTTAGCTTCTATCCCTTATGTTGGCCCGGCATTAGGTTTTGCAGCAGCAGGAGCAGCGGTCGTTGGTGGTTTTAAACAAATACAAGCAATAAAAAGCGTCAAAGTACCAAAGGGTGGTGGTGGCGGTGGAGCTAGTGGAGGGGCAGGAGCAGCAGCATCGGCAGCACCTAAACCACCAAGTTTTAATATAGTTGGAGCAAGTGACACTAATCAATTAGCTGATGCGGTTGCAGGTCAAGAAAACCAACCAGTTCAGGCTTACGTTGTAGCGAATGACGTTACATCGGCTCAAAGTTTACAGAACAATATTGTGGAAGGTTCAACAATAGATTAAAAAACAAAAATAAATAACTTTGATTATATATTATTATGAGAATAGTTGAATTGATATTAGACGAAGAAAGCGAGTTGGGGATTGAGGCAATAAGCGTTGTAGAATCGCCTGCTATTGAAGAAGATTTTGTGGCGTTAAAAAGCCAAGAATTTAAACTTGCAGAAGTTGATGGCGAACGTAGGATATTGATGGGTGCTTTATTGATACCAAACAAGCCAATTTATAGACGAAACGGCGAGGACGAATACTACATATATTTTTCGAAAGATACTGTCTTAAAAGCGTCCCAAATGTACTTAATGAATAGCAAACAAAACAATTCAACACTAGAACACCAATACGAATTGGAAGGTTTAAGTTTAGTTGAAAGTTGGATAGTTGAAGATAAGGTACACGATAAGAGCGTAAAGTTTGGGATGGATTTACCTTTAGGAACTTGGGTTGGTAGTGTTAAAGTGAACAACGATAAAATCTGGAATGAGTTTGTGAAAACTGGTAAAGTAAAAGGTTTTAGTATTGAAGGATATTTTGCGGATAAGATGGAAATGGAACGCCCAAACGATGCAGCAATAAAAGACGAACTTGCAGCTATTGAAGAAGCCGAAGCCGAATATTTACTTAGTCAAGTTAAAGCCATCATTAAAAACGACAAACGTTTAAAAGGTGGCAAGAAAATGGAGTTAGAAAGCTACTCTGATTATCCGAGTTCAGTAAGTAACAACGCTAAAAGAGGGTTGAAACTTAATGAGGCTGTAAATAATAAATGCGCTACACAAGTCGGTAAAGTGAGGGCTCAACAATTAGCACAAGGAAAACCAATAAGCAAAGAAACTATAAAAAGAATGTTTAGCTATTTGTCAAGAGCAGAAGCATATTATGATCCTAAAGATACAGAAGCCTGTGGGACTATCTCTTTTTTATTATGGGGTGGCAAATCAGCTAAGACTTGGGCTGAAGCTAAAATTAAACAATTAGAAAATGAATAGGTGGTCAAAACTATTTACGCCAAGTAGAACAAGCCCGAATGGGGGTCGTAGGGGTTGCTTATGCAGGGATAGAGACGCTTATTCAATTGAGTGTTGCAATGGTGACATTATAGCACAAGGAATTGGCGAAACTTCTAAAAACGAAAACTTTATACTTTTAGAAAACGGAGGTTTTTTATTACAAGAAGATAATTATAAAATAGAGAAATAATGGCAAATTCAAAGATTAGTGCTTTACCAACAGCAACACCTTTACAGGGTGGGGAACTTATAGCGGTTGTTCAAGATGGATCAACCAAACAGAGCACGATTGAAAATATAGTTAATTACATAGTTCCAGTTAGTTTAGTCGTTTCAGATGGTCAAACAATAAGCTTACAGGATGAAACATATGAGAAAGCAGAATTAATACGAATGACTTGGGATGGTGCAAATGGTACGATGACTTTAAACCTACCAACGGCAGCACAACATCCAAACAGGGTGATGCGGTTCATTTCAAATGGGGGGTTTGCGACTGCAACAAGAGTGAATTTAACACCAACGGGAACAGAATTACTTGATGGCGTCAATGCAGCTTATGTGATTAATAAACCTTATGAAGGAATCCAAGTTTGGAGCGATGGAATCGAGTGGTTTATAATTCAGAAAAAAGGATAGTTAAACGAAAATACAAATTAAATTAATCTAAATTATATATAAGTATGAAATCAAACAAAGTGATTGAACAAATCAAAAATGTTTTAAATCTTAACGAAGAGGTTAAGCTAGAACAAGCTAAACTTGACAATGGGACGGTAATTGAAGCCGATTCTTTTGAGTCAGGTGTTGAAGTGTTTATCGTTACAGAAGATGAAAAAGTAGCTTTACCAATAGGTGAGTATTCATTAGAGGACGGTAAATTATTAGTAGTGGTTGAAGAAGGGGTTATATCTGAAATCAAAGAAGAAGAAGCTGAAGAAGAAGTTGAAGAAACCGAAGAAGAAGAAGTTGAGGTTGAAGCGGCTGAAGAAGAGGTGACTTATGCTACTAAAGAAGAATTGGAAGAAGTGAAGTCTTTGGTTGAAGAAATCAAAGCTATGCTAGAACCAAAAGAAGATTTGAGCGAAGAAGTTGGAAACCTTTTAACTGAGGAACTTTCTAAGCACGAATTAAGCCTTGAAAAAGAATTAGCAGAACCAAGTGCTGATCCAATCGTATCAAATCCAGAAGGTAATAAAAACATCTCGAAATTTAGTGTTTCTCCTAATAGAAAAAACACAACTATTGATCGAGTAATGGCAAGATTAAATAATTAATAACAACTAAAAATTAAATAAAATGAGTGTATCATTAACAACCTCGTATTCCGGGGAATTCAGTGGCAAATATATTGCCGCAGCGTTGCTTTCAGCGGACACATTAGACAAAGGTAACATTACGGTAATGCCGAATGTAAAGTACAAATCTGTAATTCAAAAAGCAGCAACTGATGACATCGTAAAAGATGCAACTTGCGACTTTCAAACAGATGCGGGAACTTTAACTTTAACAGAAGCAGTTCTTGAACCAAAAGAATTTCAAGTAAATCTTGATATTTGTAAAAAGACACTTCACGATTCTTGGGAAGCTGAACAAATGGGCTTTAGTGCTTTTGATAGTTTAGCACCAAACTTTTCTGATTTCGTATTAGCTCACGTTGCTTCTAAAGTAGCCGATAGAACTGAAAAAAATATCTGGTCTGGAACAACTGCAACAAGCGGACAGTTTGATGGGTTTGAAACTCTATTAGCTGCCGATGGCGATTTGCCTGCAACTCAAGAATTAACAGGAGCAGCCGTAGATGCTGATAATGTAATTGGGTTCTTAGGTGCGGTAACTGACGCAATTCCTACTGCCGTTTATGGTTCTGAAGATTTAATTATCTATGCAGCATCTGACGTTGTAAGAGCTTACACGAGAGCACTTGGAGGATTCCAATCTGGTGGTGTAGGTGCAAACGGATACGAAAACAAAGGAAATAACCAATCATTAGGTTCTTTATTCTTTGATGGTATTCCAGTTGTAGCAGCGAGAGGAGCAAATGCAGGAACGATCATTGCAGCTGAAAAATCAAATTTATTCTTTGGAACAGGCTTAACTTCAGATTTAAACGAAGTACGCGTGATTGATATGGCTGAAAATGACGGTTCACAAAATGTACGTGTTGTAATGAGATTCACGGCAGCAGTTCAGTATGCACAAGTAACTGATATCGTTTTAAGAACGACAGTATAATTAATTAACTAATCAAATTTAAAGGGGTGGGTTCTGCCTACCCTTTTTTATTTAAAAAAATTTAAAAATATGGGATGTTTAATTACAAGCGGTCGTAAAGTACCTTGTAAATCAGCGGTCGGTGGGATTAAAACCATTTACTTTGCAGATTACGGAACTTTAGGAGACGCAACAATCGTGGCAGGCGAAATAACTGCCGTAGCAGGGACACCAACGTGGTTTCAGTTTGACGTAAAAGGTAACAGTTCAATGGAAACTGCTATCACATCAAGCCGAGAAAACGGAACGACTTTTTACGATACTACACTTAATATGACTTTAACTTTTCAAGATAAAGCTACACAAGAAGAATTAAAATTAATCGCACACGCACGTCCACACGTTGCCGTTGAAGATTATAACGGTAATTTCTTTTTAGTAGGTCTTGAAAATGGTGGCGATGTAAACGGTGGAACAATCGTAACGGGAGCTGGAATGTCAGATTTAACAGGCTATACTTTAACGGTTAACGCACAAGAAACTTCACCGCCTTTCTTTGTGACGCCTGCGGTTATTACTGCTGATGCTTCAGCGGTTCAAATTGACCCAACGGCTTAAATAGTACTTTTGCTTATAAATTAGGGTTATCTTAACGGATAGCCCTTTTTTTATACCTACACAATACAAAATATTTGTTTTTTATTTATATATTAATATGAAGTTAATAAGCACAAGCGGAAATAAAACCTTTAAAATAATTCCAAGAGAATTTTATATAGGTACATTGAACCTAAAATTAACTAGCGAAAGCACAAATAAAACCATTACAGTTGATGCTACTTCTCTTATTGATGGGAATTACATTTCATTCGATGCGGTTTTTGGGGCTTTAACTGAAAGCGATTTTTATACGTTGGAAGTTGTTTATTCAACAAACGTAATTTATAAAGACATAATTTTTTGCACCGATCAAGCCATCAATCAAAACAATGATGAATATTATAGTGTAAATAAGGATCAGTATATAAGTGAAGAAAGTTCGGACAACGAATTTATAATAATATAAATATGAATGATTTAAGAATAGTAAATTTAAGTACCTACACAACGCCAGATATCGTTGAGAAGTCCAATAAAGATTGGGTGTCGTATGGTGCGGATAATAATTATTTTAAGTACTTAATTGACCGTTACAATGGCAGCCCAACAAACAACGCTATTATAAACGGTATTAGCGAAATGATTTATGGTCGTGGATTGGATGCTTTAAATTCAAATAAAAAGCCTGAACAATACGCTAAAATGATTTCTTTGTTCCATAAAGATATGGTTCGTAAATTATGCTATGACCTTAAATTAATGGGTCAATGTTCTATGCAAGTCATTTATTCTAAGGATAGAAAAACAATCGCACAAGTAGAACACATTCCAATTGAAAATTTAAGAGCTGAAAAATGCAACAAAAAAGGAGAGATTGAAGGATATTATTATTCGGATGATTGGTCAAAGGTTAAGAACGTAAATCAAACAACTAGAATTCCTGCATTTGGAAGCAGCAAGGAAAATATAGAGATTATTTACGTTAAACCTTATCGGGCAGGGTATAAGTACTATTCAAGTCCAGATTATGCAGGGGGTTTACAATATGCCGAACTAGAGCAAGAGATAAGTAACTACCATTTAAACAATATCTTGAACGGATTAGCTCCGTCAATGTTAATTAACTTTAACAATGGAACACCAAACGCCGAAGAACGTCAAGCTTTAGAAAACCGTATATACTCTAAGTTTAGCGGTTCAAGTAATGCGGGCAAATTTATATTAGCTTTTAATGACAATCCAGAAAGTGCAGCAACGATTGAGCCCATACAATTAAGCGAAGCGCATATGCAGTATCAATTTCTTTCTGATGAAAGTTCTAAAAAAGTAATGGTATCACACAGAGTTGTTTCTCCTATGCTTTTAGGTATTAAAGATAATAGCGGTTTGGGTAACAATGCAGAAGAATTAAAGACTGCAAGTACATTAATGGATAACACCGTTATAAGACCGTTCCAGATGCTTTTAATAGATGCTTTTGATAGTATATTAGCATTTAATCAAATGAGCCTTAAATTGTACTTTAAAACGCTTCAACCGTTAGAATTTACAGATTTAAAAAACGTTGAGGACGCAGAAACAAAAGAAGAAGAAACAGGGGTTAAATTAAGCGAAGATTTACCAGATGAATTAGGTAGCAATATAGCTGATGAATTAATCGACTTAGGGCAAACAGAAGATGAACTACTAGCTGAATATGATTTAGTAGATGAAAGCGAGGTTGATTACGAGTTGAACGATGAACTTGACGAAGTTATTACAGACTTAAACACCGAGCCTAAACAATCTGTATTATCTAAAATATGGAATTTTGTAAGCACAGGAACGGCAAAACCAAACGCCGAAAGTAAACAAGACGGCACATCAAAACAAGATAGCCAAAAAGGTGTTGAATTTTTAGTAAGATATAGCTATGCACCAGAAAAAGCGGGAGCAAATAGTCGAAAGTTTTGTTCTAAAATGGTAGGGGCTAAAAAGGTTTACCGTAAAGAGGACATCGTAGCGATGGGAAACAAGGCGGTGAATAGCGGTTTTGGTAAAGGCGGTTCTGATACGTATTCAATATGGTTGTATAAAGGAGGTGCAAGATGTAATCATAAATGGTTTAGAAAAACATATCAAATTAAAGAAGGTAAAAAAAGCCAGATAACAAGTGGTCAAGCTAAAAGCAAAGGTTTTAAAGCACCTAAAAACGCCCAAAAAGTACCAGTAGCACCAAACGATATGAAGTATAAAGGTTATACCGCTGAATATTGGAACAAAATGAAATTTAAAAACTAAATGGCAACAGCATTATTTATATCACGAACGGACTTAGTAAGAAATTCAATCTTAGACGGATCGGTGGATACGGACAAATTTATACAATTCATCAAGCTCGGACAAGAAATTGATATCAAAAACCTACTAGGGACGGATTTATACAACCGAATAAGTGACGACATTACAAACGACACTTTAACAGGCGACTATTTAGCCCTTGTAAGCGATTATATACAGTCAACCCTTATATGGTTTGCTCAGGTAAATTATATTCCATTCGCGACTTATCAAATTAAGAACGGAGGAGTGTTTAAACATTCTAGCGAAACAGCTGAAAACGTTTCTAAGGAAGAAGTGGATTATTTAGTCGGTAAAGCTAGGGAGTATGCTCGTTATTATTCGACTAGGTTAGTTGATTACCTTTGTGATAATAGCTCTAAGTTTCCAGAATACACTAGCAATTCAGGTTCAGATATAAGCCCAGATTCTGACACGGTTTATAACAGTTGGGTTTTATGAAATATAAAGTAAAAGACATAAACGTTAAGCGTTTAAAAAAATATGTAGGACTGAAAGCAAATGAAGAAGATGCTAAAAGGTTTTATGACGAAATAAAGCTTAAATACAGGAAGGAATGATTTCAAAAATAACATCAGCAGCCAGTTCGGAAGCCGTAAAAAGGGGGCACACAAGCCAGAAGCTTAGCGTACATTGGAGGCACTATATTAGTGGAACTGGTTTTTACACCCTTTATAGTACAGGGGCAACAAGCACCTTTCCTTATGCTTATGGCGGTATTGCAGTTCCTTACAATGGTTATTTTAGTAGGTTTATGATGGCTTCAATGCCTTATTCAACTAGACAAAACCCAAATGGATATTTAGCTCAATTACAAGTTTATGTAAATGGAGTTTTAAAATCAACTAAATTTGAACCTTATTCCACAAATGTAAGGGAATCAGTAATATTTAATTTCGGTCAAGAAGTGCCTATTAATATAGGCGAAACTGTTACATTAAGGTTTCAGGCAAATGGTCAATGGTGGTACTGCGCTAGTACCTCAATAATAACAGAAAGATAAAATTATGATAGATCCTAAATTTGTAATGATTCCTGCCGCATATAAAAAGCTTGGATATCCACAAGCTCAAAAAGTTTATTCAATACTTCCATCGGCTTCTCCAAACGCTGATTTTTCAGCAGGAAGGAACTCGTCTACAACCGCTTATGTAACGCCAGAAGATGGGATATTAGAACCAACAACAGATATGAGGTTAGATTGGCAAGATAGAAAAACTTGTCCTGTTTTGTGGTTAGAACGCACCGCAACTAACAGACTTTTATATAGTGATAACATAAATAGCGGATTACCTTCTACTTGGCAAACAACAGGGGTTTATATAACTCCCGCAGTCCAAGACCCTACAAATCAAAACAAGGGGATTCGTATTGCAAATCTCAACACAGTAACTGGGGATTTCGGGCTTAAACAACAATTCTGGGGGAGTTATGGATACAACGTAGCTTACGCGACTGTTTCTGTTTACGTTAAAAGAAACGAAGGTAGAGGGTCTCGGTATGATAAACTTTACCTAAGGTTAAAAGATCTTTATAATAAATTAACAATGGAATTTAATTATAATACTGAACTATTAACAATTGAGGATGCAAGCGGTTGGACGCCAGAACGAACTCGTGTTATAAAAGCGGATAATGGGTGGTATAGATTAGAATTTACTGTTTTAACATCGGGATTAAATGTGTGTACTTTTGAAATACAACCTTTTCCAACCGTTGGCAGTATAATACAGGTAGCCCTTCCAATGGCTGAAATAATTCCTTATAATGGTTATTTAAGTCCACAAGCTTTATCGCATAGTTATATAGCTACATATGGATCGGCAGTAACACAAGGTTACGAATTTTGTTATGATGCAGAAAACCCTATTTTTGAAGGAAATCCTTCTGGAAGTCTTTTTATCGATCTTCAGGAAGTTGAATTTAACGATTTGGCATCGACAGGGACTATTTCGGTTTCAACCGATGATAACCAAGATGCGGTGCAAATACAATTTGGCTCACTATACCAATTGACTCAAACTATGACAATAAGAGGTAAGGTATTAGTGAATGGAAATAATGAAGCAGATATATTGGCAAGTGGTTATGATAGGTTAAATCCTGTTAAAATAGCAGCAACTTGGGATATTGATTTTTTTAAATTATATATAAATGGAGTTTTGATTCAAACCATAACAAACCTCGGAGCAGTACCATTAAATACGGATAGAATAAGTTTTTCTTATGGGGATCAATCCAATAATTTTTTTGGCAAAGTAAATGGTATTCAATATTTTGATGAAGTTATACCTGAATCAGATGCAATCCAATTAACAACAATATAATGAAAGTAGGAAAATACGAATTTAAAAGTAAAGAACAGGCTTTTTCAAAAATTGAAGGATTGCCTCACAAGACTGATTTTGAAGGAAATACATACCCATCATATAAACACATTATTACACATTTAGGAAGTGTTATTATTGAGGATGCTGAATTTGAAAACGGAGTTATAACAAAAGATCCTGTTTATGGGGCTTATCGTTTAGATGTTCTTTGGGTTGATATTGAAGAAAATCCATACGGTTGGAAAACCTATGAGATTGATTTAGATAATGAAGGCTTGCATACTTTTGGGCTTTCGTACTTAGAAAACAAAATATAATGACCGTACAAGATTTGAAAATAGGAATTTTAAATGCTATCACTTTTGGTGTTAGTTTCACGCATATAGAAAACAGTTTAAAAATTATACTTTTATTGCTATCAATAGGATATACGGCACAGAAGATATATGAAACCTATAAAAAAAATGACTAAAAACTTTAAAAAAAGTGAGTTTGATTGCAAGTGTGGGTGCGATATGCCTGATGATGTTTTAGCTAACGTTACTAAATTAGCAAACCAATTACAATATGTTAGGGATAACGTTGCAATGCCTATAACGATTAATAGTGGTTATCGATGTCAAGCGCATAATAAATCGGTTGGCGGCTCTGAAAACTCTCAACACTTACTGGGCAAAGCAGCTGATATTGTCATTAATGGACTTGATCCTGTTTTAGATACTTACGATTATTTAGATGATCTTATTCTAACTGGAGAAATATTACAAGGCGGTTTGGGAATGTACAAATCTTTTACGCATTACGATATTAGAAAAACTAAAGCACGTTGGAACTATGCCTAAATACAAAGAACAAAACGGAACTACAAGAGTAGGAGACGCATTACGTTGGTTATTAAAACAAGGTAAAGAAGTAGCCCCAGAGCTTTTAAAAATAGCGTCTAATGTTACAGGGATTGAAGCTTTGGAGTTATTAGCAAATAAAATCGGAGCTGATACCGTTTTAAGTGAAACAGATAAACAACTTTTATTAGAGGAGTTAAACTTTGATAAAATAGAAATGCAAGAAACCACTAAACGTTGGGTATCGGATAACAATACCGACAGTTATTTAACACGTAATATCAGACCCTTAACGCTCGCTTTTTTAACGGCTACACTATTTGTGTATATCATATTAGATAGTTCTTTAGATGGCTTTAAAATAGCTCCTGAATGGATTGATTTACTTAGTTCTTTACTACTTTTGGTTTATGGTGGTTATTTCGGAATGAGGTCTGCTGAAAAGATTACAAAGCATTTTAAAAAATAAATTACTTTTTTCTTGTTTATTCTAAATAAAAGATATAACTTTGAATTTTTTGTTAAGCTGATTAATTAGCCTAAAGTTTTTGTTGCCCTTAAAGGCATAAAAAAACATATATAGAAACAAATAGATAAGACATCTGGGAAATATTCAAAAATGGCAAAAAGAACACAACGCAAAAAACTAGTAGATAAGTTAGATAAGGTTTTTAGTATATATATAAGACGCAGGTATGCCGATAATGATATAGCTGAATGCTTTACTTGTGGTAAACAAGACCATTGGAAGAAACTACAAAACGGACACTTTCAAAGCCGTAAACATTACGCTACAAGGTGGCACGAGGTAAATTGTCAGGTACAATGTTCGGGGTGTAACGTTTTTAGATATGGTGAGCAGTTTAAATTCGCTCGTAATTTAGATAACACTTACTATGACGGTTTAGCTGATGAACTACATATTGAAGCTAATAAAACGGTAAAGCTAGATAACACAGATTTAGAAATGTTAATAGAAAAATATGAAATGTTAATTAAACAACTAGACAACTAACGTATATTTGTAAAGTATTGTTTTTGTTTTAATATGGTTGTCATAACCAAATTAAGCCACTCTGTAAAAGGGTGGTTTTTTTTGTTTAAAACTAAAGTTTTTTGTTAATAGTTTTTTTTATTGAATTATTTGTTTTATATTTGCATAGAACATTTAAAACAATACATTATGAATTTATTACAAAGATTAAAACCAGAGTACAAAACAAGATTAGATTTAATAAATTTTAGATTTCCTGCATTAGTTGGATTTATAACTGATAGCTTAGAAGAATATTCTTATGTTAAAGATTTACCCTATGGAGTTGTAAGTGATTTAAGATTCTTACTAGAAACAACCGAAAGTCCATACGAATTATTTAATGAGCTTTAATATGACTTATTCAGAAGACGTAAACAGGGCAGCTTCAACCGATACAATTGATTATTTAAACGCTAGAATTAAAGCACTAGAAAAAAGAGTTGAATTTTTAGAATCACAAAACGAAATTAATAACAAAAACAAATAATATGAACAAAGAAAAATTAGTAGAATTATACAATAAATATAATTTATCAAAAGAAGATTTTTTTAAACACCAACACTACACAATTATCACACGCCAAGGGATTGATAAGATACAAGCTGTTGCACAAATTAAAATTAATTATGAGGTAATTCAATGTACTACAAATTTTGCAGTATTTAAAGCGATTGCGACAAAAGGAGTTGATTATAAAATTGAAACCTTTGGAAGTGCCTTAAAAGGTGCTACACATAAAGACGGTTCAACAAATAGTTGGTACGTAGCAGAAATGGCAGAGAAAAGAGCAATGAGCCGAGCGGTTTTAAAACTAACAGGATTTTATGAGCTAGGCGTTTTTGGTGAGGATGAATCAGATTCTTTTAAAAAATAAATTAAAAAAAGCAATTAATTAAACATTTATTTGTATATTTGCTGTAAACAATTAAAATAAAAACTATGAGATTAAAATGTCACGAGTACGAATTACTAATATCAATCGCTGCAAAGTTATATAGAAGCGATGACTTTCAAGATTACGAAGCTGAATTTATTTCACATTTAGCGGACAATGTAAAAATGAATAAAAAACAATTAAAAGAAATCAATAACAATTAAATTAAATTAAATTATGGGTGCAATTATCAATTATTCACTAAGGGTGGACAAATTACCAAAAGAGAAATTTATCGCAGGAAAAGATGGTGCGGTTTATGTAAACCTTACAATGTCAGTAAATGACGAAACACGTTACGGGAATAACACTTCTATAACAGTGAGCCAAACACAAGAAGAACGTGAGGCGAAAAAATCCAAAGAATACATTGGAAACGGTAAAGTGGTTTGGACAGATGGAAATATTGTAAAGGCTGAACGTGAAGAAGCCAAAGAAGTAGTTCAAGAAGCTGAAATTGTCGACTTACCATTTTAACTAACTAGGGCGGTGTAATAACCGCCTTTTTTATTACCTTACATTAACAAAACATACAAAATGGAAAAAATAACAGAAGAACAAACAACCCATAATATGCTGATGGAATTAATAGCAGAAGAATGCGCTATTGATACTGAAGATGTAATGGAATACCCCCCAACGGCTTTAAGTTTAGGTGAAAAAACCATACAAGCCAAAGGCGGTGATATCACAATGCCGATTCCAATTGGAACTTATGGAAATTTTAGCTTTGTACAAGCTCCCCCAAAATCAAAAAAGACCTTCTTTGTTAGTTTATTAGCATCGGTTTATTTAAGTGGTGGAAATAACTTTGGCGGTAAAATTAAAGGACATCGTGAAGGGCGGTGTTTAATGCACTTTGATACGGAGCAGGGTTCGTGGCACGCTCAAAGGGTGTTTAGAAGGGTTCAGGATATGGCAAACACTAAAGATGTGGGTTGTTATCACACATACGCTCTTAGAACTATTGGATATAAAGAACGATTACAATTTATAGAGCATTGTTTGGAACAAAACAAAGGTAAAAATGGTATGGTTGTAATTGATGGAATTGCTGATCTAGTTAGTGACGTCAATAATCTTGAAGAATCAAATCTATGTGTTCAAAAAATAATGCAACTATCTGCAAAATATGATTGTCATATAGTAACTGTCATTCATAGTAATTTCGGGAGCGATAAGCCAACTGGACACTTGGGTAGTTTCTTAGAAAAAAAGACAGAAAACCAAATACAACTTGAAATAAATACAGTCAATAAGGAATGGATTACAGTAAGCTGCAAACGTTCTAGGGGTTACGCTTTTGAAACGTTCAGCTTTAGTATCAACGAGTTTGGGCTGCCTTTTGTGGTTGGTGAGATATACGACCCATTAGAATACTTTGTACCCAGAACATTAACACCAAACAAACCAAACGAACAAATAAAAGCACCTTTTTAATTAAAAAAAATAAATGAAAATTCTTGAACTCGCATATAAAAAACATAACGATTGGAATAATATCGTAAAGAGTTTCGGCTGCAACCCCTCAATGAGTGAGGACGTTGTAATGGAAATGTACATACAACTTGATGCTGATGTGAAAAAAGGTTTAGACCTATACTATAATGATGAAATAAATCACTATTATTGTTATAAAGTTTTAAGGGGAATTTACACGAATTTATACAAAGCTAGTTTAAGACAAAAGAAAGTTTATTTAGAAGATATAAACGAACTTAAAGAAATACAAGAAAGCGGTATTGATGAAGTTGAATGGGCAAAGCAGCGTGACCATATAGACAGCATATTAAATGATATGTATTGGTATGACAAAAAGATATTTGAGATCGTTGCAAAGGGTGTGAGCGTTGCCGAACTAAGCAGGAACACAAAGATAAGCTATTATTCACTATACAATACATACGTAAACGCAAAAAAACATATAAAAAAAAATTTATGAGACTAGGAGACTTATTTTACAATTTCACTTATTATACTGGTATTCATTGGCTAGTAGAAAAATGGAGTTTATTAACAGGAAAAGATTGTGGATGTAATGAACGGCGCAAAGCGTGGAATGATATAGATATTGAATTATGAGAATAGAAGATCAAGATGCTTGGGTTGACTTCAAAGCAAACGTCACAAGTAAACTAACTAAGGAACAGTATAAGATTTTATGTACTCTTCACGCTCGTTACTTAAACCATCCTTACTATGAGCCTTGTAGCTGCAAACCAAAGACTTTGGTAATGTGGATAAAAGATATTGATAACATATATAATAAGATTAAATGATTGAAAAAATACATAATTGGGAAAAGGCGGTTGTAACACTTTTAAACCTTGATGGATGGAACTTAACCCACACAGGCAAAGGGAGTGAATCTTGGGACGCCACAGGCACAACGCCAAAGGGTCAAGAGTGCGTTATAGAAATGAAATTCAGAAATACTTACTATGACACTAAAATATTAGAAAAATTTAAGCACGATAAATTGATTGAAACTGGGAAAGTTGCTCTTTACTTAGTGAATGACCCGAAAGGAAATTATATGTTTTGGCTCAATAATTTAAAAGAATTAAAGACTAAAGATATTTATTGTCCTGATACAACGCTATGGACAAAAAAGAAAGTTTTAAAGCCTTGTTATCTGTTAGAAGAAAAAGACGCTGCAATAATTAACTTAAATGAAGAAAATAAAACAGGGGTCTGGGATAGTTATTTTGATATAAAAGAAAAAATAATTAAAAAAAATAGTTAATTAATTTGTTTATAAAGATTATTTAGTTGTATATTTGTAGTGTCAATAAGGGCAAGCAAACAAACTTTAAAATAAATTATTATGAAAATTACAAACGAACAACTAATCAAACTTTCAAATTTAAGAAAAGACTTAATGAAATTACACAAGAAGCACCCAAGCGGAATCAACTACGCAATGATTAGAGACTTAGATGAAACAATTGAAGAAATTATCAAAAAATAAAAACAAACATTATGACAACTTTACTAAGAAATGAATTTTGCGAGATTAAAAGAACTATTGAGAACAGGCTTTTAAGAATTGATTTAATCTTAAATACAGAAATGTATATACCTTATTTTATCGATGAAAACGGAAATTTAATAAAATAAACTAAAAATAAACAGGGGGTGTAAAAACCCCCTTTAAAACAAAACACTATGAAAAAGACAAAAACAGGACTACACATTGAAACTAAAGGAAACTATATTGAAGTATATACACCTAAAGAATTAGAGGATTTAAACGCTTTAATAGAAGAAAACAAAAAACGAAATTTTAATATTTTAATTGGATTTTTAATTTTTGTAGCTTTTGTATCGGGTTACATATACGGAGCAAGATAATGACGTTACTTCAAAAACAATCTTATAATCTTTGGTTTAACTGGATAGCCGACAAAACAATGGAATGGGCAAAGTCCAAGCCTGCAAATAAAGATTTAAAGAATTACATAAAAGGTCTTAATGAGATTGGTCAATACGTTAATCAATTAAATATAGAAAATAGCGTACTAACAAAACGCATCGGTTTAATTAGACAAGGTAAGAACGAAGCAATCCAATCGCTTCAAAAAGAAATAGAAACATTAAAAGAACAAATTAATACACAAGAATTATGAATTGGTTAGATAGTTATATAGATGAACCAGACGAACAAACATTTTGCGCCTGTTGTTCAACAGAAACACAAGGCAACTATTATTGTTCAACTGAATGTTTTAACGCAGATATAGAATGATTTTATTAATAGACGCAGATAGTTTAATATTTGCAGCGTGTTACAAAAAAAGGGAATACGCCACAGACGAAAGGTATTACACGAATATAAATGATTGCAAGGCAAAGTTCGACCAACAGTTTATGAGTATCGTAAATAAGTTAGAAGATATGTATTCAGTCGACAAAGTAATAACGTTTAGCGGTAGCAAGGGAAACTTTAGAAAGCTCATTACAAATACATATAAAGCAAATAGGAAAGCAACGGACTTACCGCCATTATTAAACGAAATGCACGATTATGTAAAAGACCAATACGAAAGCGTTTGGGGTTATGGTGTTGAGACAGATGATATGGTTGCAAGATATTGGTTTGAGTTATCAAATGAGATAGGGAGGGACAACGTAATGATAGTGAGCATTGATAAAGATTACAAACAGTTTCCTTGTTTGATGTATAATTACCACTATAAACATAAAGTTGTTTTAGATATTTCAGAACAAGAAGCGTTGTTTAATTTTTATGAGCAAATGATAATAGGGGATGGAGCTGATAATGTACAATACTTTAAAGGCAAAGGAAGAGTATTTGCAGGAAAATGGTTTGCAGGGTGCGATTCTAAATATAAGTACACAAAAAGAATGTACGAATTATTCAGGGAAGAATACAGGGGGAAAGCCAAACAGAAATATATAGAATGTTGGAATTTATTAAAATTAAGGACAGATTAAAAAAAACGTTAATTAATTAGTTTATAAATAAAAAAGGTTTTATATTGCAGTATCTTAAAAAACAAAA